TTTGTCTAGGAGTGCCTATAAGCGGATAACCATTGGGGACTTAGGTTGAATTTACTTTTCCGGCAATTGCTTGTTGAGAAATTTAGGGAATATATTTTAGTGTACTAACGATCACATCTAGTAAAGTTCTTCCAGCAGGGATAACAGTGCTGACCATAGTATCGTTAGGTTTGTTGTACAATTCATCAATATCTAGTTTAGTTACTAGATCAGTTCCTTGTCTTGAAGTTAGGAAGTTTTCAAGCTTAGATGTTGTTATGTTAGTAACTTGTCCAGTAAAAAGAGTAATTAATGGGGTATCTGCATATCCCACTGATAATTGTACTTGAACATAGTCTTCTTCCATTTTTTTACGTCTATGTTCAGACAAGTTGTAGATTTCAACTGAAGCTATATTTTTCTTATCTTTATTATTGCTTGTCTTGGTTACATCAAACTTTATTTGAAGATTATTGATTTCTACTGCGTCGTCATCTTTCCCCACTATTAAAGAATAAACTCTGTCTCTTTGATAAATCGGCATTATTCATCCTCTGTCTCATAATAGTAGTATAGCTTATAATATTGGTTTAATTCAAATGGGTTTTGAATAGTCTCGTTCATGTTTTTACCAATTGGCTCTAACCAAAACAAACCCGATAAATCTTCAAGATTATAATCATAAAACAAAGGATAACTAGGAACTAGTGCTTCTCCTAATACTATTGGCGTATTGTCTGCATAACGAAGATCAATAATCCACTGTTGCATCCTTTCGTTGTAATAGAACCTTATTTTATAAGCAACTCTTTCCAATGAAATAATGTATTCATAATCTGGATCAGAATACAGGGGTATATTTACATAATTTATTGTCATTGAGCAATCTCCCTAACTCCCGCATTTGCTTCATTGATTTTTTGTTCTACTGTAACCCTTTCTTGAGGGGGGTTATTAGGGTCATTCACATTTGTATTTTGATTGCCCTTATTAGACTTCTCTGCTGTTGCTCTAGCTGTTGGAGATTTCTTTTGTGGTTTTGGAGCATCCACTTTCTCTAAAGTTACAAACGTAACTTGTTCAAACGTAATATTTAAAACTAAAGCATCCCCTGAATTTTCATCTTCATTAATAGCAACTGAAGTACAAATCAAGTTAGGAATAGGCTTGTTTGGAACACTACCCTCAAGTTCAAAAAGAATGCAAGGAGTCATTCTATTTTCCCAACGTTTTCTTGTTTCGTTGTAGAACATTCCGTGCATTACAGTCTCAAAAAAGTTTTCAAGACTGAGTTTATAATTGAATCTTTCAGATGAATCCAAAAGAACACTTGGCTTATTGAGTTGTAAAAACTGTCCAACAACACCAGGAATTACTTTAGCCAATCCTGCCCCCAAGTCATTAATAACAACCGGGGCAGGGGGCACTTGATTATTAAACACTGTTTCACCATCCAAGCTTAGCATGGAAGCTACAGGAGAAAAGTCAATGTGAGAAATAATTCCTGAAACACTGTATATTGGATTTCTAGAAATATAATGATCCGTTATTGAAGCACCAGCTTCAATGGGATGTTCTGTCACTTTACCACTTAAATTTTTGGTGTAATTTGTGACAACATCAAAATAGATAGCACCAGACAAAGATGTTTCGTCTGTGCTATCCCCAAACTTAATTGCTAGTGACATACTAACCTCCAATTTACTGGGGAATCATCCCTGATCTATTCATGAGTTGTCGGTTGATTTTTTCTTCTCTATCGTTCAGTGCTTTGTTTACTGATGATTCTAAGACTTCTGGGGCTGTTGTCCCTTCGACACGAGCATCAATTATTAGTGGGCTTTGGTGGACATAAATTGTTCCACTCATAGAACCTAACCCCCCGGTTAATGAAGGGGAATTAGAAGGTGCATTAATCAAATGACTTCTATCTTTATTCAATATATCCCAGAGTGCACCCCAAGTGAAATTTCCACTTCCTAATAATCCAGAAACTTCGTCTAAACCCTCTGTCATAGAATAGCCAAACAATGCTCTTGAACCTCTTTCTTTGTTTTCTGTTACGGGTGCTGGATTTTTTGAATCCCAATCCATCAAATATGCTTTAGTAACTGAATTAATGTCACTTTCATCATAAGGCATTCCAGAGGCTTTTAAATCTCTAATGGCTTGTTCTCTGAAATTAGATTCCATTGAGCCTCGTACCAGTTCATGTTTTGCTCCTGCAAAACCCCCGGAATCAAAAGCGTCTAGTAAACGAAGACCGGCGATAACTACACTAAAAATATTTGAAACTATGCGAGCTACAATACTTAGTGATGAAATTACAAAACTCAAATCACCATCCATTTTACTGATTGTTTTAGAAAAACTTTCCCCAATAGTTTCAAACATTGCTTTTAACCTTGTGGCAAAGGCACTATCTTCTACATCACCGAAAATAGTTTGCATGAAATTATTCTTACCGCCTTTAAACCAATCCAGTATTTCACCAGGGGCTAAAAAAGCAGCACTAAGGTAATCAGCAGCGATTTTAAATATTTTCCCTAACTTCTCAGCTTGTGGTATGCTGTCTCTAACTATTTGCTCCCAAGTTTGAAAAATCCCAGCCATACCTTTACCACCACCAGCCCCCATAAATGCTTTCATCCAATCTTCATTGGCCTTTTGGATGCGTCCACGGCGATACTCAATAGTGTTATAGAAATCGTTCAAGAAGGGGGTAGCTTGTGCTTTTAATGCTGCAAAAAACTTAGGGAGGGCTTTAATGGGATCAACTTCCCCCTTTTCCATCATTTTAGAAAGCTTACCTACATCACCTCCGGCAACAGCATCTGCCATGAATTGAACAGCCATCGGCATTCCGTGTTCAGCTAACTGTCCTCTCAATTCCTCCGCCATTACTTGCCTTTTGGCAATCATTTGAGAGATTGCCCTTGCAGCACCTTTCTTCTGTTCATCTGACATACCAGTGACAGAAGCATATTCCATAAAACCTGTAAACCCTTCTTGTAGCTGATCTTGCAAAACAGTTCCACGAGAACCGGCGTACATTTGAGCATAGAAAGGAGCAATACCAGAAGTTGTAAAACCCAGCCTATTTCCTAGTCCTGACAAAAACTGCATTTGCTCTTGTCCGGCCATTACAGAACCAGATGATGTATTTAACAACATGCTGGTTTGCTGTAGACGGCCCATACTATTAGCCATTGCATTTAGACCCATTGCACCGCCAATGAAGGGCAAGGAATACATGCCATAACGCACGAACGCCCCTAATCCGCCGCCTACCATCATTGGATTATGGAAGGGATTAGACCTACTACCAGTACGAGAAGATGTGGCGGAAGGAGCAGAAACTCTTCCAGCACGAGCATTCACTGGAATAGTGAGTCCTGTCAAACCTTGTTGAAGTTGTGCCCGAATATTAGAAATAGATTGTTGGGATAGGGTTGCATTGATTCTTAAGCTCTGTCCTTGTGTAGAACCTTTTAGCGCTTTGCCAATACCACTTCTGTTGAAGGTTATGTTAGAAATATTGAGGGTTAGATTTCTTCCTAATGTATTTAAATCTCTTTGCACATTGCTCAGGGACTTAGTGTTAATTCTTAGATTAACGTTCAGAGACAACCCTCTTGTGCCTGTTTTAGATAATCTAGATTGAAAGGAATTTAATTGTTTTTCAATACTATTTAGATAGGTGCGGACAGAACGAAGATCGGCTTTGTTCAGTTTTACGCCTACCTGTGCGTAATAATTGGCTATTGCAGTCATCTTTTTCTATTTCCCATTCTTTGTGCGTCGGCTGCTTCTCTTTTTGATCTTTGCTCAATATCCTCTGTCATTGTCTCTTTTACATCAAGCATTTCAAGCATATCAAGCAGGGTTATTACGCTGTACTTCCCTGTCCTAAAATTGTGTAGTGTCTCTACAGGATCACTACTTGATAGCACCACCCGCATAATTCGATAATCCCCTTTGAAAGTTTTCATCATTCTTTTATATTCTGGGGAATGCCATCCATCCTTATCGGGCGATACTCCCTTGTTTATTCGGAAGTATCGCTCTCGCCGTTTGGGTCTTCGTCATCCCCAAAATTGAATTTTAGAATTTCGTTGAAAAGTTCAAACATGGCTTTATACTTTTTAGAAAAATGCCCGTTAAAACCTTTTTCATCCAACTGCATGTTATTAACAGTTACGGATTTCATAATTACTTCTTTCACGAATTCTGGTTGGGGAGTTTCACCAGAATCCAACATTTTTTGAACCTGGGCCATCACTCTCAAACCATACGTTGCATCGAATGCTGTAATAATATAGTTGGTTTTGTCAATAGTGATTGTGTGTTGCTCTCTTGCGATAATACTCATATGCTCTCCTTAATTAAAAATACTACTAAAAATACTTTCCAACGACCATTGCGACTCTGAAGCGCTGTACGTGGAAGTTAGACAATTTATTTTCCATGTACGACCAGAAATACTATCGTTATACTGTCTATCAGCAGGGCCTTCAATAAATGCATCAGAAGAAGAAAAAACTTCCGACCCTAATGCATCTTTAACCGTTATCGCTATCCTTCCTGTACCAACTTGTTCATCTAGCTCCACAATTTTTTGAAAAACGTAGTTAGCTTCACTAGTTTGAGGAAGTTCAATTAAAATTTCAGCAGCAGTGTTTCTCACACGAATTCTGCTATTTTTACCCCGAATACCATTAACTTGCCTGAACGAAGGTAGTTGTCTGCGAATAGAAATTGAATCCCATCCTTGAAGCGTATAACCACCAAAAGTAATTGTTACGTCCGAAGGTGAATAAGTAACTACTTCGCTCATACAACACCCCCTAAAATGCTGCCGCCAATTCTCAAAATATCTTCCATTTCACTTGAAGGATCAGAATTTCCACCCACATTAAATGCGCCTCCGTAGCAACAGATTTCCCAATTACGGGAATCAATTGATTCGGAATAATCGACATCTGGGAGACTTTCAATCCAACACTGTGAAGCAAAGAAAACACTAGAACCCAACTGATCTTTGATGATTAAAGGGAATTTCCCCATTTTTGTTATATCGTCAAGTTTACTCATATAAGTAAGGACTTGATTACTATCAGATGCGGAGTGAAGACTTAAAGTAACCTTATATAAATCACTTTTATTATGAAGTCTTGATACAACCCCATCTGCTGTCTTTTTCTCTGAAAAAACAGGAAGTTGTTTTTTGATAGAAACAAATGTTCCAGCAACAAACCCGGAGACTTGAACGAAACCAGCTAATAACACTGTAACATCTTCAGGTGAATAGTGAGCTAAAATGTCACTCATTTTCATGCCTCCAATAAATAATAGGGAAACTACCTTTCAGCAGTTTCCCTAGTATTATTATAATTATATTAAGGGATGTGCTATTATGGAACAGCAGGGTTATTAGTGTTGGTAGGACTCCAAACTGCATCAGGAGTGCGCCCAAGGTCATTAAGGGTGTCCCATGTAGCGCCAGTGAACTTGCCATTACCGCCTGCTACTAGTTCCATTCCAACAGCATGAATTACCCAAGCAGTTTCAGCCAGATCAACCCCAAAACTATATTCTGGGTCTGTTCCGATAAAAGCTGAGCTAGAAGAAGCAACTGTTCTGCCTGAAGTATCCTTAATTGTGATATAAAAAATATCATCGCCGTTGCGTGATTCTTCATCTAACATCAGAAGTTGACTTAAAACATCATTTGATTCTGAAGCTTGGTGAAGGGTTAGAGTGATATCATAGTTGCGAACTTTACGAACTACGCGAACGTTTGTAGCATCTGCGCCGGTATACAAAGTTGCATGAGGAACTACACGAGAAATGGTCAAAAATGAACCATCTGCGTACCCATTAATAGTGTGAGAAAACTTATCATTCCCGATTACAATAATTACTGATTCTGGGCTATAAGAAGCCAAAATTTGATTAACTGGTGCCATTTATTTATCCTTTTATTTATCTCCTTCGAGATACTATTATTATATCACGAAGGAGGGGTTTTGTCAATATTTATTAAGCGTGGACAACACCACGAATAACAACGACAGACACAGCACCGGCCAATCTTGCATCAAAGGTGAAATCACCCATAACGCGAGCATTACGCTGCATCTCAGGGATGCTTAGAACTCGTGGAGCAGTGACAGTGAATCCGTCAATACCACCATTCAACGTAGCCTGGGTTAGAACGGAACGAATCTCGTTCTCGATCATTGTAGCACCAGCATCAGTGAAAGGAATCTTCTTAGTATTTACTAACCGGAAGAATACTTGTTCTTGGATGCGAGCATGAATCCAGTCTACAAGAATCATAAC